ATTAGTTCGTCGAAAACAACGTATGTTCGTAATTCAACCTAAGCAAGCGTACGCATTGCATAAACATTACTATGGAAAACAAAGTAAGTCACTGCGTAATCGGCACGAAAGTGCACACGGTACCTCCTGGTTTTTTGGTGCCGTTCATTTACTTGCAACACAACTTGAGAATTCCACTGTGGATTCTTATGATTTTGAATTTTGGGACAAACGGTTTGCGGTTATGGAGGATATTTATCGAATTCGTAATAGATGGTTAGCTATGTCTGGAGACGTGTCTCCGGACGATTCACACTACATAAGTAAGTTAAATCATTCATATCGCACACAGCTGATTATAACCCCTACTGGGGATGTTTTCACTGTTAGTGATCGTCTTAACCCTAGCGGTTATGATGCAACAACTGAAAATAATGTATTAGCACACGATATTATAACGCACTTCCTTTACAGAAAACATTGTTTTGAAGTAGCAATCCACCCTATGGTGGCCAAGGTGTTTACACTTGATCGTTACAACGGGGATGATGAGCTGAAAAGCTCTAAATCTCAGAGTGTTTCATTCTTGGATTACTACAAAAATAATGTAGACCAAGTGTGTCTTAAGATTAAAGAGCATGTTCGAACTGACGGCCCTATTGGTGCTAAATTTTCTGGTTTCACTATTGTGAAGCCATGTGGATCAAGCTATTACTTTCCTAAATACGAAATTGAAAAAGTATGGGTTGGACTACTTTTAACTCATGACAGTGATTACAATATCACGGTTTCTCGATTTCTGGCGTTTGCGTTCTTACTGTATCCACATACAGAGACGTTTAAACAACTTCGTCCAGTTGCTATCAAGTATTTACGAACTTTTGATGGTAAGGTCAATGAGGGTGCTTTACAAGCTGCATTGGACTTTTGGCAAGATGAAGAATTTTTACGTCGCTCGTGGACCGGACTAGAAGCAGGAGCGTGTTCTCTCCGTCCAGATTTCACTCCGTGGGAGGAGGAGGAATATTGTAATACCTACAATGTCACAAGTGGGAGTAGCCACTGCGGAACTCGGAACTCGAGTTCCACGTAAAGCCAAAGCGGTCTTGGACCGCTTGGTTGGGTCGCGTGCAATGACCCAAGAAGGAATGGAGTGGTTGATTTGTGCAACTGACCCTTTTCACGATGATCGAATTCGTTGTCCAGGTTACCCGGACATGAGTACTGTTAACAGTGTTGTTCAGACTTTTACAAACACTGTGAGCTATCAGGCTCCTAACGGGCAAACAGCACCTTGGGACCTACACGTTGGTTTTATACCAGCGTCAACACCGATGGGAATTGCGAATGCTAATTCGCCTGGCACTGCATCCTTTAAACCTTGGTTATGCTCCTATGGAGGTACCCTTGTTAATAAGGAGAGTGGTGTTGTTTCTCTCTATCCAGGTTACAATGCGATAGTTGAACCCACGTCTGGTGCTGATTGGTCCACAAATGGTGATGCCGTTAACAACGGTGCTTTGGCCATACCTGCCAAATATTGTTCAGGTCACTACCGCCTAATTGGTGGTGGAATTGAGGCAGTTAATACTACTGCTGACCTTTACAAAGGTGGTTCTTTAACTGCCTATCGATCTCCAAGTGATACCCAAAGAAACGTCGTGACATTTCAACAGCAAGTCGCTGGAACAACAACAACGACAACAACAGTCACGACACCTGTTTCTTCAGCGAAACCTCTACTTCGTAGAGAATCTCAGAAGGATTTTGACACCTCCACTGTTACAATCAACAGTGCATATCCTGTTTCTACAATAAACTCCCTACCTGGTACTCAGGCTAAGGCAGCTTTGTTTACTGATTCTAGGACTTGGTCAGCAGAGGATGGTTGTTATTCAATCATCAATCAATCTGACCTTGAGAACCCGTACCTTTTTTTAGCTGGTGGCGAAGTTTTAATTAATTACGCAAATTCAAGTTCTAACTTTCAGACTGCACAGGCAGCTGGAACACTTGGAACTGTCTGGTTATCTAATTGGTACGAAGGTTCTAACACATTGTCCCTTTTTGGACAATCAGCGTGTCAAACTTTCCCCTTTTCTCAGTGTGGTTTCGTTATGGCGGGTCTTAACCCTAATTCAACCATACAACTCACACAACGACTTTATTTTGAACGAATTCCCTCACTGGATGAGCCCGATTTGTTATCAATGTGTCAAGTTCCACCAGCACATGATGCTGTTGCAATGGAAATTTATTCTCGCTGTCTTGGCGCTATGCCTGTGGCAGTTCCTCAGAATGAGAATCCGTTGGGAGAATGGTTTAATTCCGTTCTCGACACAATAAAAACGGTCGCACCCAAGTTGGGTGGTATTATCACCGGCATTGGCCGGGGTATTGCTGATCTGGGCAGTAATAAAGTCCAGCCTGTTCAGTCCAATGCGACACCTCAACGAAAGCAAACTAATAAACAAAAGAAGCAATTCAAAAATAATGCTAAACGAGGTCCTTCGGGAAATGGTCCCAAGAAAACAGGTGCTCGGCATAAAGGCCCAGCGCGTCGCCCCCCAACTAGGAAACCTTCTTAAGTCGTTCCTTCACAACTGGTCTCTAAGTACAGCTAGTAACTGTCACCTAATCAGAGTGAATCATCAAGTACGCATTGCGGAACGGAGGTTAATCAAAGAATAAGTAGAAAGCAACACAGCTTTCTCGTAAAATTAATAAAAAGTGTAAAAATAAAAATAAATAAAAACACACAACTTGTAAATAGTTGCGTGTCATGTGAACATAAGTTGTTCGATATCCATGAATATCTTTCCTCCTCGAGTAGGTAAATTGGCTGCTACCAATCCCTGCGGAAGGAGATGTTAGAGAAGTGGAGTTCCTCGTCGATGAAGCACATGACCCTTGTCTGGTACTGGGGGTATAAAAATCAGTATTCGGACTCGTGTTGAGAAAACGAGAACGAACCAGGTCATTCTCGTCTTAACAAATATAATAAGAAC